CCAACACTATCGGCCAGACCATCAATGTTTGCCACATACCATGCAAGACAAACAGTTTTGTAATAACCAATAGTATATGTTGAGCTTGTATCCGTTACCGCATTGTGAATTTCAACCGAATCGGTATAGGTCTGCCAGTTACGAATTCCGCCTTCGGTCGAAGGATTGGTTGCAAATAGCGAACCAAAATTAAGCAAACAGGCCGTTAAGCCGACAAGAAACAAAAATGTAAATGTTTTTCTCATTTCATACCGCCTAACTTATCGCACTCTTGATAACATAACCAAAACGATTGCCAACCATTTTCGGGTCACGTCCAGCATCTACTGTTTCGATCTTCTGTGCGTTGTAAAGGTATTCTCCACCCAGCGGGATACGTTTGACAAAAAATGCAACCTGGCCATAGCTGAAGGTCTTGCAGAATGCAGGAGTAAACCAACCAGCACCTGGGACGAGCTTAAAGATAACAACATCTTTACCCCAGATATTTGCCAAGCTCATGCCGCTTTGACCTTCTCTGGTTTCGTCATGTTGCGCACCAGCTACAAAAACCTTTAAGCCCTTGATTGTCGGAGGTAAACCTAAGTTACTGACTAAATCGGGATGGGTATATTTATTAAGAGCCTGGACAGTCGGATGACTGCCTAATACAGTAGCAACATTCCATGGAATTACAATAGCGTTTGGCATAGTTCCGCAACCGTTTTTGACAGCCTCGATACCTGTTACAATATCATCTAACGGCGTTGACACTCCGCCAGCATCGTCCCATTGCGCCGAATCAGACAATGTAGTATAAAAGGATGAACTTGCATAATTGCTTGTAGTAGTCATCAGTGTTGCAACTTCGGCTTCTAATGAAATCAACATCGAATCCATACCGGCTTCGACAATTTCATTCTCAAGATTGCCGCCATTCGGCACAGCTTCACGGTCAACATCGTTGATTATCTCATGTATCGAATGAGGCTTACAGCTATAACTTGTAGTTGAAAGTGTACGGGTTCTGCCTTTGGATTTGTCTTTCGGGTCACGCAGGGTATCGATTTTCTTCAGGTTTTCAGTTCCGAAGATTGCATATTTATCGCTTATCTTGGCAACCTGCACACGTGGGCAAACCTGGTCTGCAATAAAGCCTTCCGGCCTGTATCCCAGAGCGAAGTTGGTCAACGGAACGCTTGTGTGTCTATCTCTGAAATCCATAAATTTAACTTTTTTCATTAATAGATACCTCCGTAGCCGACTACCATTGTTATCACATCGCCAGCGGCGGCGGCGGCCTCAAGAGCCCAGCCACAGATTTCATCGGCGGTTGTGGCGGCAATAGCCCTGCCCGTTGCGTCAATCTGCAATGCCACGCCCTTAGTGACAGCATCGCCAGCTAAGACCTTGCTTATGCCCTGAACGCAAATCAGTGCCGTATCGCCTGCGGCAGAAACGGTGTTCTGACAAATACCATGACAGAAAGCTCCGGCACTTGCAACAGTCGTGCATTCACCATCGGAGTTTGAGGCTATGGTCACGCCCTCATACTTGGTAATAGCGGCAGAAGCCTTTAGTGTCACTGTAAACTGATTGCTTTTACCGCAATCATATTGTGCTGCAAATGCCATTATTCGCTCACCTCGCCATTCACAGCAGCCAACGACCGGCCATATTCTTCCCTGGGTTCAGTCAATATCACACCACGTGAATCGATAGAATATTTGACCTTACGGGCATCGAGGTCAGCAATCACTTTCCGCATGATTTCCTTATCCTCATCAGATGCCGCAGACATCAATATTTTATCGGTTAAAGGGTTTTCGTTTTCTTTTTTCTTGGTTAATTCTTCATTGAATTTAACCACATCGGGTAAGGCATCGATACTGTCTTTGAGTTCCTTCAAGTCAGATTCATCTTCTTTGCCTAAAGCTTCTTTAAACAATTTCAGATAAATCTTTTCCTGTACCGGTAAGAGTTTCCCCTTTTCAGCATAAGAATCAAACATCACCTTTGCCTCGTTTTCCAGCCGAGCATTGTTTTCAGCGGTAATCTTATCTTGCAGTTTTTTGTTCTCATCTGCAAGTTTGGCATTATCCGCCGTAAACTTTGCCATTAGCTGTTCAGTGTTAGAATCAACAGCGGCCTTAATTTTTTCGGCCAACTGTTCTTTTGTTAATTCCAAATATTTTTCTCCTTTCATGGAATTAGAGGGTTCTATGCGAAATTTTCTCATATTTTCATCGTCAATACTGAAGGCCAGCAATGCACCATGATTCTGAAAGTCCGGATGTTCCATGTCCATAATCTGCGGGGGATTTGCGCCCAAGAAAGTAACCGCCGTTAATAATGCCCCATGCGCCTTGCCCTGACCGTCTATATAATCAGTAAAGAATTCAATCGAACGATTTTTATATTCACCAGCCTTGAGCTTCTTAATAAACTCGCTGTTTAAATCTCTAAGTACAGCCCATAAACTTTCGCCTTTGCGGAACAAAGATTTAACCCACCCTAATGCCGCTCCATGCTGAACATGATCGTTTGTTACCGGCGGGTCAAATAGTCCAGCGTTAAAATTCTTAATCATCTGGTCAATGTGGTCAATATTAAAATTACCTTGAGGATAATCGCCGGTTTTAAATATTTCGATAGCATGGTTGTTATCTTCAATCTTTGCGGCGGCCAACGTTACAGTTGCCAGTAGTTCCTTTGTCCAATCGGCATTGAGTTTAATCCATTTGCCATCTTGCTCATAAAAAAGACTGCGAACTTCCTTCCATGCGATTGACTCAGATTCTTTCGGTGTTTTACCCTCAAAGGCGGCCTTGTCATAAGCCTTAATCCAGATACTTGCCGCTTCATCAGGGAGCGCAACCGACATTGCTATATTGCCGGAATGCTTATCGATAAAATCCATAACAAGCTTGTCATCTGTCCAGTCGTCTGTAAAACAAAATGCCTGTACCTTGATATCATCGTTATACTTTAGTTTGCCAACTAATACCGATACGCCCGATTGCTCAAGTAATATTGTTTCCTTGATTGAATCAGCGTTAAACAAACTTTTATCTAAAACTGTTATCACTCGTTTGCTCATAATTTTTTCTCCCTTATCTGTCACCCACTTGCGGGCTTTTTTTACATCCCAATCTTTTTCTTTATCAAACAAATACGCCTGAGTATCAGTTGTGTTTTTGCCCTTTGGCTTGCCGATGACAGCCTTTATGCCCTTCTCTTTTGAAATAGTTATAGTTCTAAAACTACTCTCTTGAAAATCGCCAGCCATCCTTACCCTAACTCTGATATAATTTTCTGTTACATCGATAGGCATATTATATCTCCTTCAGAGTAAATGTCCACTGGGCACAATCGCAAGCTATGTGTGGTGACCCCATTGATTTTGCTGTATTGTAATCATAGGGGCTGTTAGCTCCCCAGTCCTGACATATCGGGCAACTCATGGCATCGGTATTGAACCATGCTTCAACCTTTGCCGATAAACCCGTTGCATCCATTGTCTGAAATACTGCATGATTAGCCGCCTCGACAACTTCAGTCTGGGCAATCTGATGAGCTTTCCAGCGTTTCATATTGGTAAACGTTTTCTGCAATTCGGCTTTCATCTGATTAACATCAAAGTTAATATTCTTGTCTGCCCAGTTAGGAATAACATTGCTTAATTGCCGCTTGAATGTATTGGCTATGCCATCAATCGTTCCCTTTGTATAAAACCGTTCCTGTATATACTTGTCTTTAATTGCATGTAACGCCTGTTCGGATAGCGGTTGAGCGTAACGTTGAGCAAAGTCTTTGCCGATTTCAAATACAGCCTCCGCTGACATAAGCGATAATTTGCCCTTAAATTCCTGCTCCATATGCAGACGAATAGCTTGATCAATAAGACCATAGACAGAGCCACCCGATTGCAGTTTTAAAAGCACATCTTTTTCGATAGCCGCCATTACATCATCCATAAAAAACGCCATTTTATCATAATATGTTGAGGCAATTTTAGCGTCATAAAACAATGTTTCTTTAACAGGAGGCTCGGCAGTCTTGAATTGCTTCTTGTTAAATCCAATAGGCGGAAACGGTGAAGAACTTTCGGGAGCTGCTTTTAAAATATCCTCACCTTCTGCCGGTGCAGGTATGCCCGTTGCATTATAAATATAATTAATACCGATAGGAAGCCCCGCCTTTGCCAGCCGCTCATACGTTTCAGCATCTTTTGCAATATCACGTGAGTGCCTATGTATCAGCCTAAACAAAGGCGGTGGCGTATCAGTGCCAAAATTTAGTTGAACCAGCGGCACTATTAGCTGTTCGGTTAACAGATAATTAACTTCATCGACATCGGATGCAGTAACCTCGTCTTTGACATTTTCGTGAACCTGCCCCAACGCCAGCGAACCTGAACGCCTACCTTCTCCTGAAGTTAAAGTCTGCCCAATAATTATTTTGCTTTCCTCGTCGTCAAAGTATTCGATGATGTTTCGGAAATCGGCTTCTTTGCGAAACTTAGCCTCTAAAACATCGAGGTTAACATTATCAGGAAATACGCCATAGCTATTGCTCTGAATAGATTTGATGTGAGCTAACAAAGCATCTATCTTATCATCAGTCAGACCTGGCGGAAACTTACCGTAAATCATCGGATTGCCCAGCCGCTCCATAAACGTCATCAGGTATTTGACTATGTTGGTTTTAAACCAGTGCGGCCAATAAACCGAACGCAATAACGAATTGCCGTATAGGTTTTCATATTTCATATCAAATGAATAAACAACAAACTTATGTCTTGGCATCTCCTGCCAACTTAACCCGTTTTCCGAATATTCTAATACATCTTCATCGCCGAAACGAAACAGCTCTGGCCTACGGTGCTTTAGTCCCCGAGCATAAATATAAGAACTATCAGGGTCAAAGTCATAGACAATCTCTGAAACTGAATAACCGTGCTCCATCGCAGACAACACAGCCTTAATAGACCGCTTCAGATTTTTCATCTTTGAAATTATGTAATACATTTCATCAGCTATATGCTGGTCACGTTCAGTTGCGACATCTGCGCCACGTTCGACATACGGCACTATTTCCCATGCCAACTTAACAACGGAACGCTTACGGGTTTTAATTAGGCTTGATAAATGACCGTCCTTATCAATCATCGAATCATAGAATTGAGATATAGGTTTGCCAAAAGCTTTCTTAGCAATTATATCATCGGGATTTTCAATATAGCTGAAATATTTATTATATACAGCCTTAAAGCCGGTTAGCTCTTCAGATAATCTGCCTAAATTTAATTCGGTTTCAACTGGCATATTCCTCAAGCTCCTTCAGCGTTTCACGTTTACCGCCGGTTCGCATATCAACGCCATACGAATATTCGGTTAAATTCTGTCTAAACAACCAGCAAGCCATCACCTGATCGGAAAACTCACCCACCGGATACATCTTCATTTCGTTAATCCATTTACATAGCCAGCAATCGCAACTTGCAGGATGCTCTTGGTCGCCCATTGGTATCTTCCATTTGCGTTGCTCAAACTCCAAAGCAAGATTCGGCAGTCCCATCGATTCATCCATTTTCTGACTGCCGGTGAAATAGCCATCTATTAGAATTTCAACCCCCTGTTTAATCGCTATATCATCAACCCATTCTCTTAGCATATCCTGATAAGCGTTGTTCTCAACCAAGATTCTTTGAGGTTTATATCGTTGCTGAACTTTTACAATTCGCTCGGCTGTTTGCTTGGCTGTCCATTTACCCCGTTCAATTGCAATCGGGATGCGCTTCCCATCTGGCGCACGTATGCCTATAAATATTACGGTATATGGCGAATCCTTTTTGGCTTTAGCTCCGCCCCGATGTCCTAAGTCAACACCGGCATAGACAAACTTGTTCCAAGGTTCGGGTATATCTGCAAGCCTATATTCATAATCGCAACAATTGCCTATATCGTCAAACAGGCTTTCCTCTGCCGACATTGCCCGGCCTTGAAAGTTACGGGCAAAAGCACGTTGGCCGATTGAATTTTTTCTGGCTACTAATCGGTCATGTGGAAATAGCCTCGATATACTTGTAAGCTGATCGTCAATTAAATCAACAGTGTAATGATACTGTTCATCTTTTGGCTTACCTTTTGTTGCTTCCTTAATTAGATCATGAGATAAATCCCGTTCATGCCAACGGGTAAAGATATAAATAACTCTGCCGTTTTTAGTCAGCATATTAATCCACTTATTACGATAGGCTTCTTTTACGGTATCTATGAGTGCAGGGTTTTTAATTGTATTTTCAAAGTCAACAACATCATCGAATATAATTAAATCCGCCCTTGACCCTGTGCCTGACGATAATACGCCGAACCCCTCAAGACTTGGTTCTGTTATGCCGGATGCAGTTCGCTTGATGTTTATCGCATGTCCTGTCCAACGAGTTTTGTAATCAGGCTTCAGGTTAGGGAATACAAGGCGCAATCTCTTGTTGTTTTCTATATGGTCAGCAATAGAGGAAACCCGCTTACTTGATTGATTGTCGTTATTGGTAATATATTTAATTCTTATATTGGGATGCTTGCCGAGCGTATGTAATATTTTACCGACAGCCTGTTCTGATTTGCCATGTTCTCTTGCTGATTCAATCAAATTCCAAAGAAACTCATCGAATACTCTATGCCAATTTTTATGGATTTCATCCTGTTCAAAATATAGACCCGTTTCGGGATCGGACATGATGAAACTGGTAAATAAACTCGAATCGTTAACGCAACGTTTCGCTAATTCATTCTCCAGTAATTCTATTGCCGCCGGTCTCAACGCTTGCTGTAACAAGTCGTCCGAGTCCTTTGCGGATTTGGTCGTTGGAGTATTTACCAAAATCAATCCCAACGTTAATATTATTAGTAATTGGCGTTGCAGGCGTTTCTCCTTTATCCTTAAACATACCTAAATATTTCGCTATCATCTCAAGTGCCTGCGGCTTTGACCACAGTTTTATTTTAACTTTGTCATGGACTACAACCTGTTTACCATCTGCAGATTCTTTGATGATCCTGTCTTGCTGTATGGATTCTATCGCCCTTGATACTTTAGGCGGCATATTGTCAAACGATTTCAGTATCAGTTCGCCCGTATTCTCGTCGATGTCGAAATAGTTCCGTATATCCGAAAAGCCCAAAAGCTCATATTCTTTTAATACTTTATCAGCGTCTATGTTTGTTCGTTTAGAACGTTCGTCTCGCAGATGTTGAATATAGGCCGCAATGTTAGGCCTTGTTAGCAACTTACTCGCATTTACACGGGCAGCCGCACCCCTTGCCTTATATCCTGCGTTCTCATAGGCCTTATATTGATTTGATTCTTTATCGGCTACTAACAGTTCACAAAAACGAGCCATTTGAGCGGTTAGTTTCGCCTTTAATTTATCGCCTTTAGCATCTGCCATGCTTTAGGGATAGGGGTATATATATATTTTGTCAAGGGGTCGAGATACGATTTACAGTGTTTTACCGGTAAAATGAAGTTTACTTAATTACTGATTTATATAAAATGCTTTATTACATTCAAGACAATAAGTCGCAATACTTACTTGGCCTAATGAGTTTTCGTAGCTACATATTTTGGGAGCTATAATTATTGCTTGCTTTCCACAATATTGACAATAATAATCCGTTGTGTGCCAAACATATAAATACATTTCCCTGTCTGGAAACTTAACCCTATATGTTTTTCCTTTGTGTGTTATGTCAATCATTAATCGTCTTGATTGGTTAATATAATGATATTCATATACCTTTTTTATTATAGGCCTTGCCTCTTTTGGTTCTTTGCCAACATGAATTGTCATTTTCCTCCTACATCCAATAGGCTTTATATTCGCCGGTTTTTGTATTTTCTAATTCACTCACACCGCTCTTAAAAAAAGCATATATCAACGCCGATATGTAAAATCTAAAATATTTTATTTTCCTCTTCATTCCCGGCATTGTGGAAAAAGTATAAACCTTATATGTTTTCATTTCATTTTCTTCTCCCGACAATATCTCGTATTGTCGCTTCGCTGATATTCCACCGTTTGAATATGCGCTTCAGTATAGCAATTAACCGGTCATTAGTCCATCTGTTTTTACTCTTCAGTTTTAAGTATAGCGACCGGATTTCAGCGTTCCGGCTTTCGATTGTTTCAGTCACGCTTACTCCTTTCTAATAATTCCATGTTCCTGTAAAAGCATTTCAATATTTGTTATGCGCTCTCTCAGATGTTGAAATTCAAGGTCATATTTTGTTTCGTTTGCCTTTTCGTTCTCATTGCACGCACGATGAATCTCGTCAATTTCGGTTAGCTGGCTTATACGGCCTACTTTGTCCGGCATGTTAATCTACCTCCACTATTTGAATTAACGTACTCGGTTTTTCACTATATGATTTTTCAGCGACAATTCTAACTATTTGACTGTCATCTTTCCATGCAATACCATTCAGGCAATCTAAAACAAATTTAATTAAATTATCTATGTCTGGTTTTTTGGTATGCAATTTAGGAGAGCCTTCCTTCAGCTTGCCAGTGTTTCTGCCCGTGCCATAATGATTTTTGGGTCGAGGCATTTCGAATACACAAACCACAATTAAAGGCTTATCACTTAGTGCATTCTTAAATTGTTTTTGAACCTCAAATAGAAAACGCCCCTCCTCTGTTTCCTGGTCGTTATATGTTGTGACAAACTTCCCTCGTCTGGCGAATCGGGGACGGCGTTTTGCCACTGGCTTGCCAGGTATTGTTATCTCAATCATTCTGTATCCTCCCACTTCTTTAAAACCTTTTCAGTTTTAGCAATCATAGCGTCAAACGCCTCCTTGCCATCCTCATAGTTCATGCCGAACCATTTGTATAATATATCGCTGAATCGCTTGTTATTAACCTCAAGTTTAGATATACGGGTTGCCTGAACCTCATACAACCCCTCAACTACCTCAAACGCCTGATTCACGTCATACAGCTCATCGCTAATATCATCAATACGATTTATCAAGCCAATTTCTATCTTTTTGGCTTCGTCAAGTTTTGCTTGTAACTTATCAATGGTAACCCTATTTTTGTCCGCCGATTTTTCGCAATGATTACACACATAGCCGATGGATTTTTTATAAACCATTTCGTTCCCGCATTCAGGACATTCAATTACTGACATTATCTCCATCCTTTCTTAATCTTGCGACCAGCCCTACAAAGGTGCTCATGGTATTTTTCGGGTGTAGATAATATTTTGTCGCAATTACTACACATCACAGCATCATAAAATGATTTTTTCATTTCTTCTCCTTCAGTTTGTCGAGAAATTGCTGGACATCTCGTTTCAATGTTGCAAAACCACATAGACAAACGATAACAGTTTTTTGGGTTTGAGGGTTATATTTTATTCCCTGCAAACATGTATGGCCAGCATATGACATAGACTTTTTCAGCAACGCCACAGCACGTCTTTCAAACAATTCATATTCAATTTCTAATTCCGATAACTGGACATAATATTTATCACTTTTTTCCTTATACTCGTCACGCTCTTTCCGCAGGGCGGCAAGTTCGGATTTAATTAAATTATAGTGACAACGTAAACAATACCATCTTCCATTATATTTTTCAACAGGGGCAACCATTTGATTGCAACCTCCACACACAACATTGCCAAATGGAAATTCACTCATCTACCACCTCCTCCATCTTATCGAGAAATTGCTGGGCTTCCTCTAAATCAAATTGCAGTGAGGGTTTAAAAGTAAGGGGGTCGTCAAGCCATTGCTTAAACGCCCAGCAAACCTTCTGTAACTGCTCTTTCAAATAGTCACGCTGGGCGATAGCGATGTCGAGTGCTGTTTTTTGTAAAGCTTCTATTTCTTCTCTAACTACCCTATGTTCTGTTTCTTTTTGGGTTGCAAGCCTCCTGTAATGGTCTATTTCCTTTTCACAAGCAACCATTCTATCAATAAGTATTATAAATTCGGGTAATTTACCCTGTTTTAACTCAGCCATCTTTCACCTCTCCTTCTAAAGTTCACCTATCTTCACCAGTAAGCGCTCCCAGCACGTTATCAGTCGAGGTAGGCCGGTCTTCTTGTCTGGCTCTCCCCATTGCAGTAAACAGAATGGGTCTTTACTGTAATCGCTTAAAAACGTTTCAACCACAACCAACAAATCAAACCCAAAGGGAATGACGCTATCCGTCTCATAATATACTACATCGCCTTTTTTAAATTTAGCTTTCATCTTCCTCTTCTCTTTCTGGTATTACCTCATCAATAACCTTGCCACAGTAGGGGCAAAACTTAAATTTGGATTCCTTTTGACCTTCGTTAAAGACAAACGCATGATCACATGCTGTTTCATAATAATCCCCCACATTATCATTTTGATACGTCCAAGTGCATTTTTCCATCTTTACCTCCTATCTAAGTGTTCCTTTTTTTATCATCTTCCAACTGCCTTTCTATAGCAATTACATCATCTTTATATTTATCACCTGACTTGCGTATAGCATAATATACGCTTGTATGATTTTTATAATTCATTAGTTCTCCTATCTGTTTATATGTAAGCCAGCATTTATTATATAAAAAGCATGCTAATACTATTCGAGGTCTTGTAGCACGATATGTTTTGTATTTCTGAATGTCCAACAATATTTCACGATCTATATCGTAAGCCTTGCAGACAACATCAATCCAGTAATCATGCTTGAGTATTGATTTCATTATTTCATCCTTCTAAAAATTTGACCTATAACACTCA